TTTTGTTAGGTCATTATCTTCATAACCATAAACAAAGGTTTTTGTAAAGATGTTTTTAGTCGATGCAATATCTCTTGATGTTGTAGTTACACCGATAAACTGGTTTATAGTCTTTTCAGTATACTCTAAACGCATATAATCAGTTTCTGTAGATACACCTACTTCAATAACACCAGTTTGGCCAAATCCAACAGTAGAATCAACTGTAATAACTGTTGCGCCAAGACCAATATTACCAACTGACTGAGTTCTTCCTGGAACAACAAATGTGCCTTGTATTAGGTCTCTATCATCATATCCAATAAAGACAGAAATGCGATAATAGTCATCTCTAATCTGCACAACCTCTGAAATAGGTCCACTAGCATCATTTACTAAAACATTACCTACTTCATTGTCTTGGAATAAAGTTTGACCGATTAATTTATTAGCATCTCCAGAAATTACCTGTACTGCAAAGGATTCTCTTCTTAAGTAGTTGGCATATGATGGTTTAATAAGGTATTTTTCAAGATCATTGATTTTTGGTTCTAAACCAAACAATGCTTTGAACAGAATCTTGAAAGACTCGTCAGTACCCTTAGATTCGTATAAACTTCTTGCTTCTTTTATAAAATTATTAACATCTAGTTCAGGACTTAACTGTACTCCTTCTAATCCAGGTGAATATTGCGCTTTTATCTTATCATAAAATTCATGAAGGAATAATGCACTTAAATTCTGTACTGCAGATCCAGAATCATGAGCAGAAGATGTAGTTTGTGTCCATTTAATATTATCCGAGTCATTAATAGCATGATATGTCTCAATACCACAAAATCCTCTTACACAACCAGTAAAGCTATTAGTCGTTACACCACTATAGGTAACGATTTCATCACCAATCTTTAAAAGACCCCATTCTTGAGGAAATCCCTTAGTAGTACCATCAACTGTAATAATATCATCAATATTGGTAATACTAGAGGCAGTAGCTACTTGCCCAGATATAACATCCTTAGTTAAATTGTCAATTCTAATATATTTGTCAATATTTTCGCCAAGATCTACAGGACCACTTTGATATTCTTGTGAAATATAATATTGCTTTAAAAAATCCTCGAAAAGGGGATTTTCTGCGAGAGCGAACTCTGGAGCTTGATCACCAACAAGTTGGTATGTCTTAACTCTGGAAGATAAGGGGCTATAGGTTTCTATCATCCTTTTTTATGACCTTGTGATGGTTCCATTAGAGTAACTAGAGGTAACTTTATATCCAATTCCAGATATTTGCTTTCCAGAAGATATTGTGTCTCTCACGATATTTATCTTAGTATTTGAGATGTCTAATTGAAGGTAAATATCCTTCAATCCAATAATATCATTGGATTCTGGGTATGCTTGTATTTCAACCACACCAGATGCACGAGAAGTTCCCGTTATATTAATAGTATTGATCATAATTTCACCTTTTACATAATCAACAGTTCCTGCAGAAGGTAAAACCACTGGTGGAGCTTCATCAGACAATTCAGTTAACTGAACTACAGCAATATCACCTGTTTTTCCATCTGAATGTGGAAGATCAGTAAAATACAAAGTATTTAAATTACCAGAAATAGTAAATCCAGTACTTTTTATGTTTTTACCCTTAGGGTTTACATGGAAAGCATTACCAAAGCATAATTCATACTGAGTAGAGGCATTAAACACTGGTTTTAAGTCTCTTCTTATAATTAATCTAGTAATATTTGATGTAATTGCATTATTTGTACCATCAATAACTTTTAAAGCATCAGAATATTTAAATCTACCACCAAATGCATTTAAATTAGTAGATTTTCCATAATTTGTTAGAGAATTACTAACTTGAGTCCTAAGACCATCAATATCACTGTATATATTTGAGTTAAAGTAGACAGAAGTGTCAAGTTCAATGTAAAGTATCTTAAGATCAACTATTCTTTGGTTAATTCCAGCAATAGAATAGCTTTTTAATCGATCTAAGATTTGTACTTTAGTAAAGTCGGACAAATATGTGGAATTTCGAGGTTTTACACTTAGTACAACAGTACCAAACTCAGGTGGATCCAATTCTTCACCACCAATAACGGAAACTGACTCTGCATCTGGGAATACACTCTGTATAATACCTTCGTAATCCCTTGCTGTAACCGCCCTGTACTGTGATGAATAGACTCTAGGCGCAATATACTTAATTGAGTCAATATCTTCTATCTCACCGCCTCCTTTGGCAGTTTGAATAGTACTTATAGTAGGAGTTATAGAAGAAGCAAGAGGAGAATCAGCATCATCTACAGCATCTCCACTGAATGAGAAGAATTTACCATCATTTCCATCCTTTCCATCAGTAATAATATAGCTAACTTCGATTACATCACCATTATCAAGTTTCTTACCAAACAATCCATCACCAAATATCAATTCATACTTCTCATCTTTAATTTCTTGTATAAGATAGATGTTTGATTTAGCATCTAAGTTAATAATATTGTCAACCTTAGAATATTCTAGTCCAGAACTAGATCCAGACTTTCTTACAAAGACTCTAATTGATGCAGTATCTATAAATGAGTTGTCTAAAAGGAATTTTTGATCTAAACTAGCATTTACTGTAAAGAATTTCTTTAAAAGAGTACCTTGGTATATGGTAACATTTCTAAATTCAGCAGTTCTTGGTGGATTTACTAAAATACTGCTTCCAGTGTCTATTGGACTACTGACAGTTATGTCTTCTGGAATAGAAAATGTGTAAGAAGTGTTATTTTTTGCTCCAACACAGACTAATCCTTTTCTTAGTTTAACAGTATTACTGTTTCCGTTGAACTTAAAGTCGAAATTTATGATAGCTTCTGCAGATTTACGAGATCTAGGTACATATCCTATGTTTCTTGCTAAAGAAACTACATTTTCTCTCAAAGTTGCTGAATCCAAGAAGGATTCATTGACAACCATGTTGCTATTAAACGCTGAAATATAAGTATTGTACGCTAAAACATCAATTAGAACCGACATATTCGATCCTTCAAAGTCAAAATCAGTAAAATTACTGTTTGCTCTGAGATAAGAACGAATTTGAGCCTTAATTTGATCAAAATCAAGGTTAGTAAACTTGGTTACGGGCATTTTTTTTACCTAGTTGCCTCTAAAATGAAGTTAAATGTTTGAAGTGGAGCAGATTGCCCTACAATTTCATATGTAATAACCAATTCAAACTCATTTCTGTCAGGATTGGGGTTTGCTTCTACTATGATATTATCAATTCGTGGTTCGTATGTTGCTAAAAGACTTTGTACCTCTCTTGCAATAACACCTCCAGTAGCAACATCACAAAAACCAAATAGAAGATCATAAACATCTGATCCTATATCGTCATAAAACCGTTCTTTAGTTCTGGTTTGTACTAGATTTCTCACCGAGCGCATAATAGCTCTCTCGTTTTTCAAGACATTTAAGTCTCCAGTTACAGGATTAGGTTGAAAATCGAGGGTTATGTCTTTATATCCTCTAGATTTAGCCGCCATTAAAGAATTGGCAATACATGTCAGGGTTATTTATACCCTATTTTCTCAATTCCAACGAGTGACTACTAATTCTATACTATTATCATCCATTTCCCACTCTTCTGCAACCTGCCAACCTTCTTCTTTCATAGTATTATGTACAGTCATTCTTGCATATTGTTGAGTTACCTTCTCAATAAACCTTTTTGGTGGAATAGGACTTTTCCAAGTTTGTATATCAGCTACCAATTCATACTCTGTACCATTCCAACGAAATCCTATATCATTACCTATTGATATATCTACCTGTACTTTCTCATGGTTATGACCAATAGGGTTAATTAATAGTTGATCCTCCTGTACATCATACTGAAGGATCTCTAGTGCTTCGAGCAAAGCGGGTTTTTTAGTTATCTTAGTCTTTATCGTACTGAAGTGTGACATTAGCAGCCTTCTGAATCGTGTACATAATCCTCAACAGGTTCTGTCTCATAGAATGCAGGAGTAAACTCCCTAGTCAATACATTACCTAGTTCATCTTCTACACTCTCAGTAATCTTTAAGCATTGGTCACCAACTGCACCATATATCTCTGCAGTTACATTTCCATTCTGTTGAATGGTATACTTGACTGTTTGCTGTTTTGCCATAACTAAAAAAGCGAGTGTGTGTTATTTAGAACTGTTTAGGATGTGTAATTACATCTCCATGTATCTCACCAATGTCATCTATATGTGCATGGTCTATATCAACATGCAGACCCTTTTCATAGAAGTCTGCAATTCTCTCTAGTGCATTTGCAATGCGAGTCAAATCATCACTCATGGTTTTCCTGTTTTTATCTGTGTCTCTAGTATAGCGTCTCTTATAACAGTTTTCAACTGTCTTAACTTTTTCTTCCCAAGTCCTGCTCTAGTATCGATCTTTACCTTTACCCAGTATACTCCTGCTAATACTAACAGAAATGGAATTGCTTCTGCCCAAGAGATGTCATTCCATGCTTGTACTACATTCATCTTCCTTGACCTCTATAAGCTTTACGAGCCGAGTTTCGGGCGGTAGGGGAATATTTGGTATTCTTACCTTGTCCCTGTCGAGTCTTCTTTGGAGTCGTTTGAATCTTGATCCCTGTCGAGGATACTACTATCTTTGCCATTGTATGTTGAATGTGAAATAATATTTGGATGTGGATACCCAGTGTCATAATAACACTGAGATAGCTCCACTATTTTATCGAGGAATGCATCCTCAGAGAGACCTGTGTAGATCTCTCCTCCTTCGATGGTTATATTATATAACTCGTTGCTTTTCATGCCCTACACGGATACGAGGGTCACACCAGATGTCAAATCCTGCTTCGAGAGCATCTAGACAGAAGGAGACATCCTCTCCACACATGTCTTGTACCTCTCCACTTTCAAAGACTTGCATCTTAGGTGCAAACCAAGGATACTTCATCTCTTTATGTTCCCATACACCATGCTTGATAAGAACCCAACCGAATCCAGTGTAATCGACTGTAAATGGTTTCTTACGCTTAGACATGGTTTCACCAGTCTCATGATTCATAACTCCTCCGTTATTACGGAAGTTATCCTCATCGAGCCAGTGAGCAACAGAAGTAGTTTGACCATCTTCTGTCATATACCAACCTGCAGCAATATCTTGATCCATAAGGACTAGTTGTAAGAACTTAGGAGTATTGAATACAATGTCACTATCAATCCATAACTGATAATCATATTGCAACTTACCATCCCAAGGTATCTGATCTGGTCCTCTTAAGACATTTGCACCAAGGCACTTGCATCTAGCAAAGTTTACCATTGATGAGTAGTCTTGAGATATTTGTATACTAACTCCATGTTGAACTAAGTCAAATGCGAGTTGTACAAAATTCTTAAGGAAGACATATGAACAACCACGACCAGGCATACAAAAGACAATAGACTTGCCCTTTAGTATCTCCCATGCTTTATCGTAGTCCCATTCTTCTTCCGCATTTCTCTTAGGCGGGTTTTTCGCCTTAACCGTAAATCCTTTAGCCATAATGTTTTACTTGGACATCAGTATTATAACAGATTATATATGCTTAGTCAATACGACCCCTCGGATATGTCATCTTCTTCTACTTTAACTATGCGTAATTCGTCATACTTATTAACTCTCTCTTTAATTTTTTTAATCAACTGCTCTTCATCGAGGTTAATTAAATCCCCTACTGGATAGTTGTGATCATCGTAAACATGGAAAGTAGTGTTCATTCTTCGTCAATGTAAAGACCGTTATCTGTAAGTGTTATACTAACTTCTGTATCTTCATACCAGTTGAGTTCATTGACATATGACTCAGGAACTGCTATAATGTATTCATTGGTTACATTATCGACTCTTATGACTGTTTGGAATTTATCTGATTTTTTCACAATATGCGTGGACTGACCTATGATTTTATATATCAGAAATTTTTTTTATAGATTGATATCACGAAGTCGATCTGGGTCGTTTATAGCTTATGAACTAGGAACCCTATTAAAACACGCATCACGCCACACCACGATAACACATAATACGCAAAACACTGTCCCTAATTGTTAATCAGTGTGTCACACAGTTCTTATTACTTAAGACTGCCAATTATAAGACTCGGTGTTACTCAGAGTGTCATG